GAGCTACTAATGGTGGTAATTTTAAGGTTAGTCTTGAGGAGTTAGAAAGTGGTGTAAGCACTAATTCTAATTCTCAATTAAAAACTACTTTGTATGATGAGGGTGGAATACCTATTAGCGTTGATGACTCAACTGAAACTTTGCAAACTATCACTTATGAACATCATGAGATTCATTCTGGAAGTCATTACTTTATTGCTGATGTAGCTAATTTAAGTGTTAATAATGTTCTTGATTTACAATTCACAACTCCAAATACTACGAGGTGGAATCATTTAGTTTTTGCACTTGATTGTGAGTCTGAAACTGAATGGTATATTTATGAAGCAGCAACTATTAACACTGCTGGAACAACAATTACACCTGTTAATAATAATCGTAACTCAACAAATACTAGTGGTAACACAGTTGCTCAAATAACAAATGCTAACCTTACAGATGCTAATGCTGATACTGATGTATCTGGTGCTACTCAATTAGCTCATGGAATTGTTGGGTCGGGTAATAAAAGTCTTGGTAGTGATTCAAGACAGAATGAGATAATCCTTAAACAAAACACTATTTATTGTTTTAGAGCAGTGGCTAACGCTGCTGGTTACATTGATTTTAACATTAATTGGTATGAACACATTAATAAGAATTGAAAATGACAAAAAAAAGATAGCAAGATGATAACTTTAGAAAAGAAACACATAAACATTAGTATAGCGACTGCTGTAACAATAATTATTTTTTTAGTTAGTATGGCAATGAATATTGCTACTTGGAAAGCAGAGATGCAAGCTGAACATAAAGAGTTTGATGACCGAATAGCTCATTTAGGAGATAAAGTGGTTGATATGAGAACTGAAATTTCAGTTCTTGATGATAAAGCTGATAAAAGAGACTTACAAATAGTTGAAATTCAAACGAAATTAACTAATATTGAGGCTTTGCTGATTGAGATAAAGCTTGATTTAAAGACTCATGCAAATTAAAAACTTTTAAAAAGATTAAAAATAAATATAGAAGGTAAGGACCATGGAAACTAAGAATTTTTTCGTAACAGACACCCTTGTTCATGAAACTTGGGGTATGAAAGGTAAAGACCAGAACTATTATGTTACTGGTTTTATTTCTACTGATGAAGTTGACTTATATAGTGAAGTTGTTGCTCCTGAAGCCATGAAGAGCATGATTGAACAATTAAAAAGTGGTAATATCAAATTAGATGTTGAACATGATACATTTAAAGGCAAAGCTGATATACCAATTGGACGAATTGTTGATGCTAAAATGGTTTCTGAAAATGGAGTCAATAAAATATGGGTTAAAGCAACTATTAATAAATCACATTCAAAATTTCAAGAAGTATGGAAGTCAATTAAGGATGGCTTCTTAGATGCTTTCAGTATTGCTTACAAGCCAATTTCTGTAATGGAAAAAATGGTTGAAGGAGCAAATGTTAAACTTTTGAAAGCTATTGAACTTTTGAATGTTGCCATAACTGGCAATCCTGTTAATAAAGGAAGTCGAATGGTTGAAAGCTTTATGAAAAGTGTTCAATCTGATGGTTTCCAGGAGGAAAACAAGATGAGTGAAGAAGAACAACCAAAACAGGAGGAACAGCCTGTAGAAGAAAAAGAAGAGCCTAAGGTCGAAGAACCAAAGGAAGAAGTAAAAGAAGAGGAATCAAAACCTCAAGGACTTACTGAAGAGCAAGTCACAAAGATTGCAACTGATGCAGCTACAGCAGCAGTATCAGATGTTAAACAAAGCGTTGCTGAAATCAATGAGAAGCTATCAGCTCCTCTAGATGCAATTAAATCTTTAAATAAAGAAATTGCAGAGATGAAGTCAGCAATGAAAAAACCAGTGCTTAAATCATTGCAAGGAGAAACAGAAAAAAACTTTGCGAAGAAAGAAGCAGCTAAGAATCCTTTAGATTTATTTTAATTAAAGGAATTGGAGGAAAAAGAAAATGCCAAGTGGAGAAGTAGGCACCAGTTTCGGTGCAAGTAATGCTTACGCACAAAGTTTTGGTGCATTAGCAGATAAAACAGTTTATTCAGACCCAATGGGACTGAAAGGTTTTGAAAGAGACCTGAGAAAAGATATCAATGATAAATTCGGTATCGGCTTAAAAGCTCACAGCACTGAAAGTGGTGGAGCAGGAACAGCAGGTTATGCTATGATTCCAGTTTATGTTGACCCAAGAATCATTGATACAACAAGGAAATATACACCTTTAGTTGAGTTAATTCCTAGAGTTACCAACATGGGTATGTATGCAGATTATAACAAGATAACTGCAAAAGGTGGAGCATTCTCAGCAGCTGAAGATGGTTCATTAAGTGAAACAAACACAACTTACGACAGAGCAAGCACACAAATCAAGTTCTTGTATGCAGTAGGAAGAGTTACTGGTCCATCAGTCGCAGCACAGCCAAGTTATGTACTTGCAGGTATGATGCCAGGAAGTGGAGCAACAGGAGCATTTGGAGACCAATCAGCACCTAATGCTAAACAACAAGAAGTGCTTGTTAAAGCTAGAGAACTTAGAGAGTATGAAGAGAATACAATCATTAATGGTAATGCAACATCAACCACAACTGATTATGATGGAATTGTAACTCTTATGGGCTCAACAAACACAGTTGATAAGAATACATCAGCATTAAGTCTTGATGATGTTCAAACAGCAATCAGATATGCTTTTGATGATGGTGGAAGACCAAACCTAGCAGTTGCAGCTTCAGATGTCTATACTGACCTTTTGAAACTATTAACAGCAAAGATTGGTTACATGAGTCCTGTCAGAGAAGTTTTCTGGGGATTTGAAACAATCGTCTTGAATACAATGGTTGGACAAGTACCAGTTATACCTAGCATGTTTTTAAGCAACACATCTGGTAGTAAAGCAATTTACTTCTTAGACATGAGCGTTGTTGAAATGAGAGTCTTGCAGGATATGACTTACGAAGAACTTGCAAAAACCAACGATAGTGAGAAATTCATGATGAAAATCTACGAAGCACTCATTATAAAAAACACAAGCTTTTGTGCAAGTATTACAGAGATTGCTTAAATCTCTTAATACTTTTTATTAGGAGGAAAAGTAAATGACTAATACAAATGTAACAGCAAAACCAGTATATCCAGTTGGTGGAAGCACTAACGATGGATACATACTTGGTTATATCGATTCAGGAGCAAAAGCAGCTCAGAACGATACATGGACAGTTACCAATGCCAGCAAGGTTTTACTTGCTTGGCCAACACTTGATGCAACTGGAGCAGCAGAAACACACACTATAGCGACTAATGTAATAACACTTACAGGAGCAACAGGAACAGCATGCAGTGGATTGGTACTGTATAAACCATAAATGAGGTAAATAAAAAAATGGCAGCAATAGCAATAGGAGATTGTACTGTAACTCAAGAATCCCTTCCAGGATTCAATGTTTGGAAAATAGTTACACCAGCAACTGCAGACGATGCAGATACAATTGATGTATCATCATTAATTGATGGCTCAGATGTTGTATCAGCTCAATGTTCAGCAGCAACTGATGGAAACTTACCAGTAGCTACAATTACTGAAGCAGGAGTATTAACTATTCCAGGTTCAACAGATAATGAAGCTAGAACAATTTGGGTTATGGGTAAATCAGCTTGAAAATAGCTGATAATTTTTTTCTTTTTTAAAATGGTACATATGACAACAAGCATCGGAGGAAGAACTAAAATGGATAATCCTAATTCAAAGCAAGACCCAGATTATGAAGTAGTTTATGATGAACAAGGTCGAGCAGCAATCAAAGTTAAAAGAGAAAAGCCTAAGGTTGAAGAACAACCAAAGGTTGAAGAAGAAAAACCTAAGAAAAAAGGTAAAAAGAGCAAAAAATGAAAATACAACCGGTAAAAGGGACCAGAGATTTTTATCCGGAGCAAATGGCTGTCCGGAATTTTATAGTAGACGGCTGGAAAAGTGCTTCATTGAGAAACGGTTTTGAAGAGTATGACGGGCCGATCTTTGA